CTTCTCGTCGATGCCGACTGTCTGACTGGCAAGTTCAGCATGTTCATTGCGTGCTGAGTCTTGACTTGGGCGGTGAACCCATGTCTTTTTTGTATATCCAAGTTCTTTTGCTGCCCATAGAAGACCAGCATTGAACGCCCCACCAACTTCTGTTTTGGAGATTGTTTTAACTCGCGAACTAAATGCCGAAGCGAACCATGCTTTTAGAGCAGTGATGAACTCTTGGTGCGACTTTGAGCGATGCTCGCTAATAATTTTTTCAATATTGCGCTTGCTCGTCTCGTTAATAGATGAAATAGCCTTAATTCGTGGGCTAACGATTTCATCCATCGTTACATTTCCTGGGTTTAAGGAATCAACTTTTGTTGAGGCTGCTTCAATTGCCCCATCAAGGAAGACTGATGCCACCCATGTTTTTGCATCGGAGATGAGTTGGTCATTCCACACGGCAACATCAAAAATGTCTTCTGCTTTAATTCCTTCGCCAGAATCCCATTTTTCTTTAACCTTCTTAGAGGCTGCCTTCTCAATCGTCACTCGCTCTTGGCGCTTCAGCATTGAACCAATCTGGAGAGCGACGCTCTGCTCAAGACGGGTAATCTGGCGCGTGCGGCGTACTCCAATATCCTCGGAGGACTTTGATTCCTCAATATCATGAGCCAAAGGAGTTAGCGGTGGCGTAAAAATTGGTCTTGGGGTTGGGGGATTAGTCGGTTCTATTGAATCGTTTGGTCGCGAGTTTGGCGTTGAATTAGGCAACGCTGGGTCTGGTGCATCTGCAGGACGGCGACCTGGCCTTTGATTTGGGTTTAATGGAGCACCATCTTCTGGTGCTTGCTGACCACCTGTATTTGTCTGCATAACAACTGGCGAGAGGTTTGTTGGGATAAGCAACTCGTCGATTCCAACACCTTCGCGTCCAGTCAGTTCGCGGTATTCATCGATTGAAATTGCACCCTGCTTCAACTCTTCTAGATGGAATCGGGCACGCTCTCGGTCATCACGACTAAGGATTGCTACTGACGAAAGGTCGTAGGCAAAATATGTCTTAGGGTCTTCATCTAGTTTGTCAAATGCGCGCTCAAGAAGCGTTAGGTGGGGGACCATCGTCTCTCGCCAAAATACCTCTAGTTCAACATCGGCATTAGCAAATGTTCTGTTAGATGCATTGCCAATTACTGATTCTGGAACACCAAAAGCGAGAAGAATCTCCTCTTTGTTCATTTGGCGTGCTTCAATATATTGAGCATCCCTTTGGCTGGTTGATGTATCAATAAACTTTGCGTCTTCTGCCGACATTACTGTCAGACGACCAGCGCCACCAATATTTGAGCCAGTGCTTCCCTTGAAGCGGCGTTGAATTTCTTCTGCCTGCTCTTCTTCCATGTCTCCGTTGATTACAAGAATTCCGCCTGGTCGACCATCGTTAACCATAAAGTTGCGATTGAATACCTTTGCGTAGTAGTCATACTCAATTGCAAGTCCAGCAGATTCAAGTGGAGTCTGTCCTTTGAATGGGTCAATTGGGTGTGGTACTCGTGCCCAAATTACATCTTTAGAATCAATAATTCTTTTTGGAGTATTCGGATACTCAACAGAGAATCCAGATACAAATCGGTCTGGGTCTGGAATCGGGAATGTATATTGCGGTGGGAGCAAAACTAGTGCCGCTACCTCACCCATTCGATTACGAATAATTTCAACGAACGCACCGCGCTGCGAAAGCAACAACTGCGATGAAAGCATGAAGCGGAATGAGAAGGCATCTTGACCAGGGTTTGCATTGCGATTCATAATCTGCAAAATTGGGTCGTCGTATGTTAGTTCGCCAATTCTCCAGTCGCCTTTTCTGATTGCGATTGGGAGAGATGCGGCGTTTGCTGCAATTGCATAAACTGCTTTGTATACCCAAGTCACTCTGTCAAGTGCTTGTGTTACGGAACGCTCCATGTCCCATCCATCTTTGTACGGCTTTAATGGACGGCCAGGGCCACCCGATGGGGCATAGAACTGTTTTTTATCTGGCGCTACAAAACCTTGTTGGTCATGTGTGTTAAATGAGCGAAGGAATGCCATTTACTACCCTCTCTCGTATCCAAATAAAATTCCGATACCGATTAGACATGCCGCGATTACGCATACTCCAGCAATGTCGCTATACATGAAACCAGCAGTGGAAGCGGAGGCCACACCACCAGCGATGGCGGTAGTAGAAATTCTTCCCCGCAAATCAATGTTCAACTTGGGCGATATAAACCAAACTAGGCCAGCCATAAATACTGCTACTGCTAAACCTATATACATGCCGAAATCCTCTTTTGAATTAGCCGTGCCAATTTCATATACCAACACTAAGTTACACTAAATTTTCATAGAATTGTTTGCGTGTCACGGGATAAGTCGTTCCCACTAACCCTCCCGTGACACACAAATTCAATCAGAATGGCGGTTCGTCATCAAGGAATGATGCCGCGGCTGGCTTCTTGCCAGTATTCTGGTACTGCTGACCACTTTGCGCGGCAGGGTTTCCAGACTTTGCAACGCCTTCTACTGTTGCTTTTCGCAGTGAAACTGCAATGTCATCAGCAATAACTACAACCTTTTTCTTGGTTGAGCCGTCGTTTTTGTCTGTCCATTCCTGCTGTTCTAGTCGTCCTACAACAACAACCTTATTGCCCTTGCTTAGGCTGGCTGCTGCGTTGTCTGCTAGTTCTCCCCACGCTGTGAGGTCAAAGAATGATGTTTGCTCTTCCCAGTTATCTTGCTTGTCCCGCCAACGGCGAGTGACAGCAATACCTACTGTTAATAGCGAAGAACCAGTCTTCGTTGACTTAAGAACTGGGTCTGCTGTGAGATTTCCAGTCATTGTTACCTGTGTGCTCATTTTTCTCCTGATTTTTCTTTTTCCTGATTTTTCATGTCTAACAAGAACCAGCCTCTAATCCACATGATTGCAATTATGGAATAACCACAAATGTCAAGCCATGTGTCTTTTACAGGCTCAAAAAGTACGGGGCCGTCAAAGCCACGCAGGTTCTTGAGTCTTTCCAACTTATCATTCATGCGAATGACAATGCCTGGAACCTCGAAACGGGCTATGTTTCCATGCCCGTACATCTTTTGTTTTCCCACAACAGTTGTATACACAAATGCTGCTGAAGCCTTATGGTCTTCTTTCCCGACCAAAGAATACCCATGTAGACCAGCAACTGCAAGATTAAAAAACATTTCCTCAAGGAAGTCTGGGTCTACATCTTTAGTGTGAAATGCCAAGTCTACAATTTCGTCAAAGTTCTTTTGAACAAAATCATTGACTTTAGATTCGCTCTTGCTTTTTGCAATCTCGTATTGTTTGCACTTATCAGCAATTTCATTTACTACTAAAGCAGCGGCGCTTTCCCAATTTCCTGGAGTAATATCTTTTCTCACATCAGCCCCTTGTTTTGTATTGGGGCAAGCATAGCAGTTTTAGACTGCCTAGATTCCCATTCGAATGTTCTGCGCAAGGCTAAGAATGTAGCAAAAATATCATCGTCAATTCGCAACGGTTGGTATGACCACTTATCTGGACGAAGTAGCAGTGCCGCCCCGCCATCTACCTTTGGCATTGGTATCTCATTGTCTCCATCAAAAATAACATCGGCGTTTGCATATGCTGCTAATTGAAGTGCAACCTTTGCCGAGATTCCAGAGCGTGTTGTCTTAAAGTCGAGCAGAATCTTTTTATCGTTAATCTTGCAGATTGCATCAAAAGAACCTGCATAGTTGTGAGTGATGGAAAATATTGACTTCTCCACATGAATCCACTCTGGCTCAAAACGCCTCTCAAATTCCCAGAAACCATGTAGGTATGGAAGCAGGTCATCATCATACTTATAGTTTGGGTCAATAATTAACTGCTCGATAGCCTCGTGGACTCGTGTTCCAGTATCTGCTGCCTTATTCAACTCTCGTTCTGCAGCAGCCTTGAGCCAATCAATCGCCTTGACTTTTCCTCCAGCACTGCCCAACAGGGAGTCAATGTGCTCGCGCTCGTTAATCGCTGCTTCTGCTGTAACCTTGCTATTCCACTTTGGAAGATACGGAGAAGGGAGCATTCCTACAATTGATGTGACGCTTGGAGCAACCATGTTTTTAATGTTTGGATGCTTGTAGTGTCGATTTCCATTTATTGAAACTGTCTGGACTTTTGGATTTGTCATTTGTAAATTCTGTCCTTGTCAATTGTTTTTTGATACTCAGACCAATCAGCCTGGTATATATATTGTGTTGAACTTGCTCTCTTGTACAAATCTAAACCACGGTTCATTACAAGATACTCTGGAGTAGGGTAAACAAACTCTAGTTCTTTGCCATCGAATGAACCACCAATAAAGGTTATGTCAATTCTAGTTGGCGTTTTTGATGATGCTTTTTTAGTTGCCACTACTTGAGGTGCTGTGCAGTCTGAACAATTTTATTAAAATCTGATTGCATCTGCTCAACTAGTTTTGCCAACTTTGTAACAAAAGACTTGTCCATTACGACCATGTCTGTTGTCTTGTCTACTTCAAGCGCGGCGAGGTGGTCTTTAATCTTTTTCAATTTATTGTTGAATGAGTCTGAAGCACCGTTCATCTCGCGTGCTAAAACAACTGTATTCACATCATTGAGATTAAAATTTGATGAGATACTAACTGCGCCATCTTGGCCAGTCACTCTGTTTGCTGGAATCGAGAACTCATCTCGACCCATGTCGAATCCTGAAACTTTTGACATATATTCTCCTGTTGGTCTAAGTGTATATTAATTTTGCGGTTTAAACAAGTCGGCCCATTGTGCGTTCTTAATTTGCTCTGCTTCAAGCATATCCTGCAATTTATCAAATGCTTCAGAATACTCAAAAACCATAGTTTTCATGTCTATGAGCAAATCCATGATTATCTCAATTTGGGATGGGTAGAAATGGACAGCGGCAGAATTCTTGAATGCTAAATATGTATTCAGGTCCTCAATTACATCTTCGCACCTAACAATGCTGGCTAGGTACTTATTTGAGTCCTTCATTTGACCTACTAAATCGTTATCGCTATTCATTTCTTCCTCCAATTAAGTCGTATTTTTTATTGATTAACATATCCATAACATGCCTAGGCTTTAAAATAAATCCTCTTGCTGGGTTGTCACTGCCCTCGGCAAAATTGCGCTTCGTTTCTTCGTTGAATAAATGCTTATTGAGTCTCAGATACCTTTTGAGTCTTTCAACATGGACGATTGTCATTCCGCCATCGAGAGCATAAACATACACCCACCACTCTGCCTTGGTTACATTGATTCCGCTTTTCTTCCATCCCTTCAGACCTGGATTCTGGTCTGTTTCAATGACCATATTTCCATTCCTATATCTGTCGGTCTTTATTTCGAATGAGCCGTTTACAAGAGCATCCAGCATCGTGGCGACAAGAGTTTCTCCAACTTGTCCATACTGAAGGTCATCTTTAAAATTAAACTGTTTTACTTCAGAAGATGGCTCAATATCAAAGTCTGGGTTGTAGCCAGAGGTTTTTTTAAAACTACTCACCACTGACCAGTTTTTTCAAGATAAGTTTTTCTTCCCTTATATGAGGACTGGCTTGCAAGTTTTGCCCTGCGCTTTTGTTCGCTTTCAGAAAGAGTAATCAGTTTTAACTCGCCATCTGGTGTTATCTGAAACCAATCAATCCCATCAATAATCCTGTGATACAAAAACCCAGAGACCAATAGGTGATGAAAACATTCCCCAGTGTTTCTTCTTACTGGGTAATTGTCCGCATGAAAATTATACCAATCGTCCCATGGAAAGGCTTTCTTCTTAAACTTGGCATAGAGCAGAAGTTTGTGAGTTGAACTGTGGTAGTGAATCGAAAAAGCATTAGAACTTTTTCCTGCTTGCTTGCGCAACTTTTCTAACTTTGCACCGCTCGGCATTTTTTTTCTTACTGATGTCATTGTTTTCCTGACTGTTGGTTTGGTTGAGTATAGGTCGTGTCGTAAAAATGACAACCTAGTTTCCTATTTTTGGTGCGTTAAACACGAGAGGCATGTCACATGCCTTTGGTGCACAGAAACAGATATATCTTTCCCAACATACATACCGCATGCTGTTGTTGCTATGACCTCTTTGCTTACTTCAGTACGCTCAACAACTTCGTATCTTGCCATGTGTATAAGCAGAGCCATGAATAAAAGGTATCACAGTTTGTAGACGCTCCAGTTGCCTAGTTGACCCTTGGAGTTATCCATTAGCCACTTTGCAAACTTCACATTGCATACTGGGTCTTTCAAACCCTGCATGTGATTATCAACTGCGTCTTCACCGCACACGCCCTTGACTGCTGTGTACCAACTGGAGTTGACCTGCAGGAGGCCAGTGTCATAACTTCCGTTCTTGTTCAAAGCGTAAGTCATTTTTCCATTCTTCCAAGTTGCGTTCTGTGCTTTTGGATTGCAACCACTCTCGCGCCATGCAATGTACGAGAACACATCTACTGGAAGACCGTACTCAGCAAACAGTGGCTCCCACATCGGGCAACGCTTTGCTGGGTCATATGAGATGTTGTAGCGAGGTGTGTTCTGCTTAGGGACATTTGCAGTTGGAAGGCCGCGTGCCCCAAGTGCCTCAATATGTTCCCTGCGGGTAATCATTCCGTAGTGACCGTCTACAGCGACAGTTCCTATGACCTTTTGCAGGTCTGCTACTCGCTTGGATACTTCATTCAACTTAAACTTCTGCCTGAGAATTGATTCGACCGCTACTTGGTCCAGGACTTGGGGTTGAGTTACTTCCGCGACTACTGCCACGGGTGCGCCTTGTGCGCTCACTGAGTTGTTTACTTGATTCCCAACCCACCCAAATGTTGCGGTAAGCCAGATTGCTAATGTGGTAATTAAAGGTTTCGATATCAATAGTCTCTCCTACTGTCGGCCCTCCTTCGGTGGTAAAGACTTAGTAAGACCAAGTCTCTCCGCTTCGGCGGGGTTGTCATGTTTCCAGCGGTGGTGCATACGGCACAACACTTGGCAGTTACTCGGGTCTAAATGGTCGCCTCCGCGACCTCTCGGGATAACTTCGTCCACATCAAGTGGACCTGAACATGACAGATATGTTACCAAAAATTTCGCTTGACACAACCCCATATCGCGTTCAAGGACTATACGACGGACCTCTGCGCGTTGTGGGGCTTGGCTTTTAGTCTTTTCAGAAATTTGAGAAATCTTTTTTTTATTTTGTTTTACTGGTGTTCTACGCAATAATGGTGCGGAGTTATCTCCACACCCTTTGATTCTATTCAAACCATCAGTCGATTCTTTTAATGTTCCAAACTTTGGACAATCACTAAAGGAGCATTTATCTTTTCTTCCTTCGCAATCACCCTTCATTAAAGGATAATCCTCACAGATGTTTTCTTCTTTCCAACTAGTGACTGCATTGCGCCAGCAACAGCGTCGACTTGGTCATCGTGTGCACCGTATGGAAAAACTTCGCATTCGTCAATGAATGGTGAGTTCCAGGATGCTCTTGCAAGCATGACATTTCCTGCTTCTGCCGCGGAGGAGAAAACAAGTGCGCGGTCTTTCTTTGAGACATTTGACTTCTCTCCGCGGAATATAAATCCTTGAAGAACGGTGCGCGCATAGTGGTCAATAACATTCACACCAGAAGAACCTGGTTCTTGTTCAATAATGATTGGAGTAGACACGCCGTCAATCTGCGCTGTTTGTGCAATCATCTTTTCAACTTCATAAGGACTTCCGCGCATTCGACGAATATCCATCACAAAGTAACGACCATCTTTCATTCCGACTAATGCACCGACCGTGTAGTCGGGGTCGTTTGAGCGACTCTTTGGTGTTGCAGCCAAGTCCCAGTAGCGAACCGTTTTCATTCCTTCAGGGAAGTTTCCAGTAACCGAGAATGACTCACGCTTGAACATTCCACCCTCTTCGCGGATTTCCCAGTTTCCATCGAGAAGTCGCGCGCGTTCAATTGCGTCAAGTTCATTCAAGCCTTTGATGTATGCCTCAGAGTCAAGTGACGGGTTATCCGAAATCTTTGCTGGCATGAACTTTCGCTCTGGCTTTTTGTCAAGAATGAAACGCTCATATACCCAGTTATTTCCTGGTCCTCCAGGGTTGGTTGCAGCACGAGTCCTTAGCGGAATATCTGCTGATGTCAACCCACAATGAGGACAAGCAGGAAGCGAATCGCTCTGCATCGGCTTACGAACACGAGAGAAGCCAACATAACGGTAAACACGGTCGGTCTTCCACTGTGTCAACTCGTCTACACCAACAAAGTGATAAGCAAATGACTGGAACTTGTAACGGTCTTCATCTCGTTCGCAGTGGTCAAATGAAAGAGTTGCGCCAGATGGAAATGTCCATCGCTTATTAGTAGAAACATAAACAGCACCAGTACCTGCAAGCCACGCATTGCAACGGTCAATAAAGCCGTCAGGGCCAGATAACTGCGGGTATGTCTGACGCAAAAGGAGAGCAGAATAACCAGGAACACAGATGTACTGGAGTGCAGACATCAGTAGCGTGTCTGACTTTCCTCCACCTGCAGCGCCACCATAAAGCGCCTCGCGCGTTGTTGTCCAAGTCAGATAAGCCTGTTGCTTAGGGTGCATAATGTGTGGAAATCTAAACCCACACGGCTGTTTCCAATCGGTCAAAGATGCTAGTTGCTCGCGTGTTGTCATTCTTTTGGCTCAACAATTTCTGCATCAATAATGTCTGATTCTTCTTCGTCCCAAGCATTAAGAACATTTGACGGGAGGTCTCCAGACTCAACGAGTGCCGAAAGAATTGCTCTCTTTCTTTCTTCGTCCTCTGTCGCAGTAAGTTCTTTATCGCGACCATCGTTATTGCCAAATCCAGCACCAGCAGAAACTTCAAGTTTGACAGTATTGTTATCGCCCCACTCTTGTGGAAAGCGGCGAGCAAGGAATCTTTCTGCTGCTTTCCAGTCTCCACCTCTTGCTTCTTTGAACCATGAAAGAACAAGAGCGCCCATTGATTCAGACTCGGCTTTAGCAAGTCCTTCAGAGAAGTTCATGTACACCTCTTCTGACTTGTTAGGAACTCCGCCTTTTTCACGATGAACAGTTTCAGCAATACCGCGAGAAATCCAAACAGACACTGTCGATTTGGAAATCCTGTTTGCTTCTGCTGCACGAGATGGCGTCATGCCAGCACGAACCAAATCAATAATGACTGGTCCCATAATTTCACAGGTGGTAACAATCTCGCCGTTTACTTTGCGCGCAGCGTTATTTGCCGCTGGTATTTTTCTAGTTGCCATCTTTTTTACCAATCTTCTGAATAAAAATACAGTCCTTCTTGCGAGGGATATGAGTCTTTACTTTGTAACCGTACCTATCGGCAGCCATATAAATAGCAGCACGAAATGACCTCATATCAACATCAAAGTCTTCGCCTTGCTTGAGTCTCCACACATGACCATCAAACCATTCTTTCCACGGATACTTTTCCTCTGTCACCTTTTTGGGCCAGGTCAAAGACTCTCGGATAATGCTTCGGTGTTTCACTTCTTTTTTCTCGTCACTCATTTGAGTTCCTCACCAGGATTTTCCTTCATCCAATCTTCAATTGCTTGTTCAAGCAAAGTGTCATCGTTCTTAATTCGTTGAATCAAGAGAGAAATCCAGTTAGTTGTGTAACCGCATGCTTCGCCAATAGCGCGCATTGTTCCTTCACCAGTTCTCCATGTATTAAAAATGTCATTACGGAGCCTTTGTTCTGCAATAGCAGTTTGTTTGCGTAGAGTTTCAAGCACTAGTTTGCGTCGCTGAAGACGATTTAGGGCGTCGTCTGAAAGTTGTCGCTTCCAATCCGACTTGGGCATTCCGCCTCTTACTTTTTCAGCCATGATTAAGAGACCCGTAAAAGTTTTTTTGTAATTTTTCCATCTTGTATAATTCCCCTATTCGATGCCATTTACTATTCCCTCCCGCTACCAAACCCTTACTTGGGGACGAAGGTATCCACGACTTGCCGCATACTAATTTTATTTTAAAATCAGTTAGTTGCTGATTTGCAAGTATCACACTGGCAATGAGCCCAACGGCCACCAGATGCAATGCTTTGCTCTTCACAGAACGGAGAGCCTACATGGCTTCTCGCATCTGCGATTCCCGTGAAGCACAATGCACAACCGACATTAACTTTCTGTCGCACATTCTTATGCTCTACGAATATTCCTTTTTCGAATATCATCACATTCACCTCCTAACAAGGTTGATAAAAGAGTATCACAACGAAAGTATAAATGTGGTGCTATACTGATGTCAACCTAATAAAGGAGAAAATAATGACCAAGAAAAAGAAGTCAGGGCGGACTCAACCACGGACATGGGGCGAGTGGCATATCGGCAATTACCCAGCCACTGGCAAGCCAGACCACATCTCTCAAGACCAATGGGAAGAGATGATGAGGTGGCGCCAAGAGACTGAATGCTTTGTCAATGATGTTTATCAAGTCAATATGAAAGACATTAAAGACGAAGACGGGCATACCTGGAAGTATCTATCCATTAAGCGTAGGGATAAAAAGGCAATCCATGACTGGCGTGCCCTACAGCGAATCAAGAATGAATTAGTAGGTGAAGAATACGAAGCAATCGAGATTTATCCTCGTGAATCAGAACTCATTGATGAGGCAAATCAATATCACCTTTGGGTAATGGAAAAAGGAAGAATCTGCCCTGTAGGCTTTCGCGGTACCAGAATGACTTGTACTCCAGAAGAAGCAGCAATTGTTGGTGCTAAACAAAGACCCTTTACAGACTGAGGAAATCAATGCCACTTAAAGACCCTGAAGCACGCAAAGCATATGAACGAGAACGCAAGAATAAAAAGCGCGTAGAGAAGATTATGCAACTTCCTGAACCTGAACGCACCCGACGCCTTGAGTCCAACGCCGCACGCCGCGCCTATCAGATGCGCTGGACATCGGACAAAGTTCGGATGCGCGACCTGTGAAGAAAGTAAAAAAGATTTTTGGAATTTTACTCTCTCTTATAATCTTCCTATACGGTCCCATTCCTGTTCGTTCACAAAATTTGTCTTGGGATGAGAACGGCTTTTGTTGGGAAAATTGCCCCACTTTAGATGGTTCTGCATACATCCAATCATTCACCCAAATCAGAGGTGTTACTGGTTATCTACGGCTACCTGAAGTAGTTACTGCTCCAGTTCAAATACGAGGACTTCGTATTGGAATCAATAATCCAATGGGTAACTTCTGGATTGCTGATGGAACCCTTGTCCACACTCTTACTGGTCGGGGTTATTCGATTGGTTACGCAGGGTCATCTGATGGTAATCCGATGGGCTATTATAATGTGAAGTGTTCTTCCGATAACCCTTGTAGCCCATACTTTGCATTCGGGCCTGTGCAGATTCAGTCTTATATGTACGCTGGTTCATACCATCTCGAAATTGCGGTGAAATACGACTATGGCTTGAATTCTTCTTGGAGTAAGACGATAGTCCTACCTGGGGCGTTGGTGATTGCTTCATCGCCTGCTGGTCTTGGCGCATTTCCCACTCCCACATCTTCCACAACTGTCTCATCAATTACCACAGTAGCACCCATTGTAACTATTACTGTGCTCCCCGCTAGACCTGCCTTTGGCAGGGCTTGTCTCTATCGTTATGGGCAGACTCGGATTAAGGGTAAGAGGGCAGTTTGTTCCCTAGTCAACAATCAACTCATATGGAGAAAAAAATGACACTGTCACCACTCAACATCAATACATACGCACTCACACCCAAAGAAGAGGCGATATGTGCTCGTATTGGCTATGAGCGTCAATTGCCAATGCTTGGTCAGCCAGAGAGGAACCGTAACTACTCAGAAGGAGACATCTGGGAAGTATGGCAACATTCAGTATGCGCTGGGGCAGAACTTGCCTTTGCAAGGATGATTGGCATTGAAGACTTTGAGCCACATGTGAACAAGTTCAAGTCAATGGAAGATGTTCCAGGCTATGAGGTGAGATACTCCTTTGGTAACTACAAACTGCGTCTTTCTGATTGGGACGACAAGGATGCTGTGTATGTTCTGCTGGTCAACGGGTTGCGTACGAGGACTAGGCGAAGCGCAGACAATGGGTGGCTTGGGGTTCCATACAAAGCAGTGTGTTGGGCAACTGGTCATGAGATTGTCGAGCGAGGCGACAGACTAGGCAATTCCTGGACAGTGCATTCAAGCAAAGCAAACCGCATTGAAACTTTGATGCAGGAAACTTACTAATGGACCTACTAGTTCTACTATCAGCGCTGACTTTGATGGCAGCAGTGTGGCTACGGGACCATCCATAGAAAGAGGAAACTTATGAAAAGAAGAACATATCATCTCAACATTACTGAACGGCAAATGCGGGACTTGCAAGCACTTGTTAAACAGGAGCGACAGAGACTTGCTATTGAGCAGCCAGACATCCATAACCGAGTTATGTGTGCGCGCGATGCTAAGAGTCTTCAGGCGGCACTTGATAGGTCCGTCTACTTCCACGACAAGCATGCTGATATCAATGGGACAGGCAACCTATACAGGTGACGATAGGTAAAAAATGTGGGGAGGACTCCCCCTGCAGAAACCCTAAACCTTTACTTGAGGGTTAGGGGGTGGGGGGTATCCCGTCACTCTGAGTGGTCGAGCCTGTGGATAACCTGTGGATAACAGCCCCAGACCGAACACTTGTTCGCCTTGCGCTAGGCGCGTCCTAAGCCTCTCTAGCGCGCGTGGCGCGGTGTTGTGTGTGTCTAAGCCTTATCGAGACTAGCGCGCGTCTAGGCGCGTTGTGGCGCGTCTCACGGGGTCAAGGGCAACGGCGCGCAAGTATCACGGGCAAGGGTTCGCGCGTGGCGCGGTGTGTATTGGGGTAAAAAAAAATACCGCGCACACTGTCGCGGTGACAGTGTGCGCGGTATCGCGCGAGGTGCTACGGGTTACGCGAGGGGATACCGCGTCTCGCCGTTCACCTCATAGGCGCGGTCAAGTGTTCCGAACAATAACGCGGTGGACGCGCTACAAGTGTACGCCGTCTCGGTGTATTCCTTTTCGGTTCTCACGGGTTCCGCAATTTCGTACACCTCGCGCATACGGTCAAGGCGGTTGAGGTCATCGCTTGAATATCCTTCACCGTTCCAAATTGCTGAGGCGTACCAAATAAGTCCTTCATCGTCCATGCCTTGCGAACCCATCGCGGTAAACCCGTTGAGGTCAGTAATCGCGGTGAGGTAATCCTCATGAGTTGGGTCAATGACAATGCGCAATAGGTTCACCAATGAATAAGCGTCACACTCAGCCTCACTGAGTTGGTCACGGTGTTGGTCTTGTAGCGCGTTGTGACGGCGTGAGGCGTCACGCTGAACGGTAATCCGTTCCTCATCTTTTACGATGGCAACAACTACGCCAGTGGCGATTGAACCGATGAACAATAACGCGGTAACAATAAACAACGCTGACATAAAGTCAATGTAGGTAGTGAGTAGCGCGACACTTGCCACTAATGCGGTCAATGGCAACGGCGCAACCATCACGGCTATCTGTTGCGGTTCGGTGAGTGTGTTCCACTTGCTGAGTAATTTTTTCATGTTGGGTATTTTCCTTTTCTGTTTGGTTTGGTTTGGTGAGTGTTGTCCACTCTCGCAACACTCACGCGCTAGGGGTTCGCGTGAGTGTTCCGAGAATGTCACCGCGCGAGGGGTACGCGGTGACACTCACAACGCCAACGGGGTCAGCCGTTGTAGTCAGCCTCAATACGGCGCGCCATTGGAATTGAACGGGTGAGTACTTCGCCGATGACAACGGCGTCCACTGGTGCTAGGTAGTAATCACTAGGTACTAGTGGCATGTTGTTGTCACGGAAAATTACTGTCTCAACACTGACGGCGTCCTCACGGATACCCCAAACACCGTGACGGTTGCGGTATGCGTAAGCGTTGCGAGGTAGCAACGCCAACTCTTTAGTAGTGAATGGTGAACGGTTTGCTGACATTGGATTGCCTTTCGTATGTTCGGCGGTTTTGCCGATACCCCATCATAGGCACAATGTTGGGGAATGTGTCAAGTCAATGCGCATATTTTCTAATTTTTTTTTATCTTTTCCCGTTATCCCGTCTAGCCCATATTCTGTATGGGTTCGCGCCATATCTGCCCAAATTGACGGCGCGCTATATATAGACACCGTGAGACGGCGCGCGAGACGGTGAGACGGGCAACGGCGCGACACCGTGACGGCGTAGCCTTGTGGATAAGTATTTGCCTTGTGGATAACTCAACCACTCTGAGTGTGATATATCAGCGGGGTAATATTTCGGTGATATATCAGCGGGGTTTAGGGGGTCGGGCGACCCGCACCCGAAGGGTGCCCCTGCGCGAAGAAAATGGTGTTCCATTTGTCTTGATTTTATTTTGCGCTTCCGTTTCCTCGGGCGGCTTGGTCCCTGCCCTCGACCCTTGAGCGTTTCCCTCGACCCTTGCGCCCTTGGCTCGACCCTTGCGCCCTCGTCCCAACGCCAGCACCCCGCGCCGCTTTTTTAGCGGAGCCTCTGCCCGCCGCCCCTACCCTCCCCCTTCGGGAGTGTGGCTCGACCCTGGTGCCCGTGTTCGCCCTGGCGCGCGCCCTGAGCCTCTCTACGAAGCCCTGGGCGCGCCCTGGAGCCGTTAGGCGCTTACCAACTTGCGTAAGCCGACTGGGTAGCGCGCTACCTCGCCGTTCGCGCTGATACGGAATGAGCCTGCAGCCTCGCACGAACTCACGCCAGTCGCTTCATCGCGACTTACCAAGCGCCATACCGTGCCAGTGATACGGCAGTCCTCGTGCTGTCTGCGCGAGAGTTCCAGTGTGTAGCGGTTGCCGTCTACCTCGTAGACATTCTGCATGCCCGTTGAGGCTAGGCAGATATGACGCCACGCGTTGAATACCTCGTGTGCTTCGCTTGTGTATGACTTGCCCATTGTGTTCCTCTCGTTAGGTTGTACTACTATTATAGCACGCTAAGTCGCGCACGACAACCCCAAATAATTATTTATTTATGTTGCATATTGTCTCATATCGTGGTATACTGTATATATGAACAACACACACAACCCACTCGTCAAGTGCGAGGGTGCGGACTGCACCAACCTAACCGACATCGTCCTCTGCGATACCTGCACCGAGGACTACCTCTACGACTACGAACTCTACCGAGACGATAGGGCTGAGGCGCGGTTGCGCTGAAGCCAACGGCGGGCGGGGCGTGAGCCTCGCCAACCCTCGCGACCCTCCTCCCGTGATATATCAACGGCATATCACCCTTGCGCCACCCTCGCGACCCTTCCCCCTCGGATAAGCCCTCAGTTGGACAATTATTTGCGCGCACCACCTGAAGCCCTGGGAGCGCCCTGGTGCCAACCCTTGGCGTGGTTCCAGTTCCACTTGCCCGCCGCCCTCTCTCCCCTCGCGAGGGCAAGCCCTGGGATAAGCCCTCAGTTGGGCATTCCCGCGCGCCCGCGCCCTGGAGCCCTGGGTGAGCCCTTGCGCCAACCCTCGATATGAACGCCCGCGACCCTCTGTTTTTTTCTGAACGCCAACCCCGCGCGCCCTCCTGCGGATACGCCAACGCCACGCCCTGGCCCTCCTCCTTGCGGAGCCCTGGCGTGCCCTTGCGCCACCCTCGGGTGAGCCCTGGAGTGCGAAGCCCGCGCGCCTCTCCTCGGCTCTCTCCCTTGGTTGCTAGAACCTGCCTGCCCGTAGTCCCGCGAGCAAGTGTGCGATGGTCATCATCAGTCTCATTTTGTTTCCTTCCATTAGGTTATGTATATATTATAGCACGCCCCGCGAGCCTTTGCAACCCGCGGGGCGACTATTTTCTAAATTATTTTGTGAGTGACGCCCTCAACAATGCGTTGCGGATTTTGCCCATTCCTTGCTTGTCTGACATTGAGCCCCAACCTTCGGAGACTTGGGTCAGTTCGCCCTTGGT